CGTCGATTTTTTTGCTAACCCGGAAAACCCTGGCCTATGTAGTAAGTGAGGACTAACTAACCATGACTAAGCGAAGCGACACGATAGCGGGACAAGTAGACAAATTCCGTCAAGCGTCTCAATCCATTGATCCACCTGCCCATATCCAGCTCCGCGAAGGCGACCGGCCTTTTTGGGATTCCGTTGTGCGCGCACGCGAGGCCAGCACATGGAGCCAGAACGACCTGGAGCTTGCCGCTAACCTGGCTCGTTGCAAGGCCGACATAGAGCGGCTATGCAAAGAGATTGGCGACGAGGGCGACGTTGTAGAGAGCGCTCGCGGCACGCAGATAGTCAACCCGAAGCACACGCTACTTGAGACGCTGAGCCGTCGAGCAGTCGCGTTGACTCGGTTGCTGCACATACACCCAGAGGCGACTGTAACGGCTAAAGACCGCGCCAAGTCTGCTACTGCTCATCGTGAAGCTCAGCATACGATTGCCAGCATGGACGACGACTTGATAGCAAAACCGGCGCAGCATTGATATGATCACCAAATCAACCCGAAACGAGGCGCACCATGACTACGCTATCCACAATACTGGCTGGATTGCCAGCCGATGATGCTGAGGCGCTGACGGCTGTCAGGGCGTACCAGGTTACAGAGCGCACCGGCATCAACTCGACCGTGCTGGCGATGGCAATGGTTGAGGCTGGATTGTACGCTGATGTCTATGACCTATCGCTAAACACGGCGAGCGAATATCGAGGTCATGCGCTGTACTTGCTGGCAGTGCTCGGCAGTAACTCTGACATTGATTTCAATCCAGGCACTGATGTTGGTCAGGCGAATATCTCGCTACTGCAAGCTATGGGCACCGCGCTTGGTGCCAAGCTAAACGTGCTGCGCAACAAAATAACGCAGTACACTGTCTCAACTAGACTACCGTTCGCTAACGCAACCCTGCATGACGTAAAGATCGCTCGCAACACCTGTCCGGTTAAGGCAGTCTCGCAATCCAATGGGTTCGCAGTTATCACGCTGCTGTCTGACGTTGAGGCTCATAATCCGCGATTGCTGGCCGACAACCCGCGTACTGGCGAACGTGTGCGCATCAACAACTTCCGCGGCGTGTCGAGTGCAGGCAAGTACGAGGCGATGGTGCCGGGTGAATGGCGCGGGGCTTCGCTTTACGTCGATGATGTGTTCGGGGCGTTGTAAGCCGTGGCTTATTATTTAGTTTTTGATGGGGTAAACGACTATGTTTCGGTCGCATCAAACGTTTATCCCAACAACACGACAACGTGGGAAATAGAAGCAGAAGTCGGTGGCGTTACCGGCACGAACTCTATTTACTTGGTCGGAAGAACAGACAGCTTTAGCGACTATGTTAGGGTTGCTACTCAGACGTCTACAGACTCAACTTGTCGCATACGTTATGGCTCCACAACGCTTGAGTGGTCGGTCAGGCTGCCTGACACATCATCAGGGCCGATAACTGTAAAATTCACCCGGGACGGGAACACCCATGAGCTGTTTTTTGATGGAGTGAGTCAAGGCACACAGTCGTCTGCATTAACATCGACTGCTGCAATACGCGCTATAGGACAAGCTTCAAACGTTAACTATAGCGGGTTTTCATTGTATTCGTTTGTAGTCAGAGACTCGCCTGGCGGCACAATAATAAACAGTTACGACCCATCCGCAACCGGCGGTACTGGCTCCGTTCTCGAAGACACCGTAGGTGGCAACGACGGCACGCTGACAAACTTTCCGGGCGACGATAGCGAGTGGGTGTTTTACAGCACCGGCATCGAACAAGCAGTCGGCCTTGTAACCGAAACTAACACCGCTCTTGCAACGACAGCAGCTAAAGCCAAAGCTATCGGCTTATCAAGCGACACCAACACCGCACTGGCTTTAAGCACAGCTATAGATCAAGCCGTTGGTCTGGTCAGCGAGACGAGCGCAACCTTTTCGCTATCGGCAACCAAAGCCGCAGCAGTCGGCATTAACACAGAATCGAATACCAGCCTAGCACTTGCGTCAAGCAAGGCGCTGGCTGTTGGCTTATCCAGTGAGTCGAACACTGGCCTTGCTACAAGCGCAGACAAGTCAAAAGCAGTTGGCCTATCAAGCGAGACAAACACAGCATTTGCTGTCACGCCGATCACCGCAGGTGGTGCAGTCGTCGGGCTGGTAACAGAGACCAACACGGCGCTAAGCACGACAGCATCCAAGGTTAAGGCAGTCGGCTTAGTTAGCGAGACAAACGCGCCGCTTGCCGTTACCGCGGCTAAGTCGGCCACCGTCGGCCAAGTATCTACACTCGACAGCGCGGCGCAACTGGCCATACTCAAGTCGCTGATCGTAGGCGCGTCCCAGCAGACCGACACGGCGTTACCTTTGTCTATCGCGCAGACTATTGCCGTAGGCTTGGCGACTGAAACCAACGATGCGCTATCACTGGCCACGCTTGGCTTGGCCTCGTGGGTGTATACAGTACCGCCTGAGCAGCGTATTATCACAGTATCCGCTGAGCAGCGTAGTTATACTGTGCCTGCCGAGGCGCGCAGCATCGAGGTTGCCACATGAGTTTTTGGAACGTATCAAACCCGGCAAAGCCCAAAGGCGTCAAAGACCCGGACGCAGTGCTAGACTATCCTGTCGATTTTAGCGACTGGTTAGCCGATATTGGGGACACGTACGCGTCGCACAGCATCATAGTCAGCGATGGCCTAACCGTTGATTCAAGCAGCGAGAGCGGTGGTATTATCACGCCGATATTGTCAGGGGGCGTTGTCGGCGACACTGAAACATTCACCGTACGGATAACCACTACTGGTGGCCGCACGGATGACCGAACTTTTTATCTGAAAATTGTTGAGAGGTAATACCGATGGCCGATGGCGTTTTTAACATCGCAAAAGGGCGCGTGGTCGAATACTACAACCGCGTTAAGAGCAACGATCCGTCAACGTCCGGGTTCATTATGTTGTTATTGACGGTTAACGAAGCTGATGACACGTTGGATAACTACGACACGTTATCCGCGTTGCTGGCGGGTAGCAACACCGAAGCCGCGCACGCTAACTACGTCCGAAAGACGCTGACCGACGCTGAAATTGATGCGCTTCCGGCGCCAGACGACACTAACAACCGGCGCGACTTGGATCTCCCAGACCTGACCTGGACAGCACTGGGCGCAGGTTCAGCGACGACCAAGGCGATTCTTGTCTATGCTCCTGACACTGCTGGCGCAGACAGTACGCTGATTCCAGTCACGCACTATGATTTTGCAGTTACGCCAGACGGTTCGGACGTAACGCTGCAATTCAACGCTTCCGGTTTTTACCGGGCGAGCTAATGGGTAGCGCCGCTCTGGCACCCGCCGCGATGACACGCGGCGAGAAGGTGATACAGTTTATCCACGCTTATTGCCTTGTGCCGGAGGGCAAGCTTGTCGGTCAGCCGATTAAGCTGGAGCCGTTTCAGCAGCGTTTCATTCTCGAGGTTTACGACAACCCGCACGGGACCCGGCGCGGGATACTGTCAATAGCGCGCAAGAACGGCAAGACCGCGATTATAGCTGCGTTGTTGCTGGCGCACTTGGTAGGGCCAGAGGCTCAACAAAATAGTCAGATAGTCAGCGGGGCGCGTAGTCGTGACCAAGCGGCGCTAGTGTTCGCGCTGGCGTCGAAGATGGTCAACCTCAACCCGAGGTTGCGCGACATCGTAAAGATCGTCCCGTCAAGCAAACGGTTAATCGGGTTGCCGATGAACGTCGAGTTCAGGGCGTTGGCGGCAGACGGCGCTACAGCACACGGATTAAGCCCGGTGTTGGCGATACTTGACGAGGTTGGCCAAGTGCGTGGCGCTCAAGATGATTTCGTTGACGCGATAACGACAAGCCAAGGCGCGCACGCTAACCCCATGCTACTGATAATCAGCACGCAGGCACCGACTGACGCCGACCTGTTGTCTATCTGGATTGACGATGCGCTTGAGAAAAGGCCTAAAAACACGGTTTGTCACCTGTACGCAGCCGATGCTGATGCAGCACTTGATGATGAGATCCAATGGCGCAAGGCAAACCCGGCGCTTGATACGTTCAGAAGCCTGGCAGACCTTCGCGAGCAGGCAGAGCAGGCGTCGAGAATGCCTACGGCTGAGAACACGTTTCGCAACTTATGCCTTAACCAGCGGGTTAGCGTGTTCAGTCCGTTCGTGTCGCCGAATGTATGGCGCGCGTCAGCAGGACAGGTTAGTTATGATGACTTTTACGGGCTGGATGTCTGTCTTGGTTTGGACTTGTCGGCGCGCAACGACTTGACAGCAATCGCCATAGTTGCCAAAACAGACGAGAGGTCTATCTGCCGGGTTGAATTCTTTGCGCCCAAAGAAGGCGTTAAAGACCGCGCAAAGCGCGACCGAGCGCCTTATGACGTATGGGCAGAGTCTGGCCATATCACGCTAACGCCAGGCGCGTCTGTTGATTATTCAGTTATCGCCGAGCGACTGATACAGATCTGTCAGGATTTGCAGGTTAGCGCGATTGCGTTTGACCGATGGCGCATCGATGTGCTAAAAGCAGAGTTGTCACGAGAAGGCATAGAATTGCCGCTGGTGCCGTTTGGTCAAGGGTTTAGAGATATGTCGCCAGCCGTCGATACGCTAGAATCAGAGCTATTACAAGGCCGACTGATGCACGATAACAACCCGGTCATGAATATGTGCGCGACCAATGCAGTAGTTATCAAAGATCCTGCTGGAAACCGCAAGCTAGACAAATCCAAGTCAACGGCGCGCATCGATGGCATGGTGGCGCTTAGCATGGCTGTTGGTCGGGCTGCTGTGTCGGAGGAGTTATCCGACTCAATTTACAACCACACGAGTCTTTAGTATGCGCTGGATACCAGAAATAGTTTTATCAATCGGCGCGTCTAGTGTAATCGCTGGTTCGCTATTGACTTTTGCGCCGGGAACCGCTTTGCTGTATATTGGCGGCTATATGACAACAATTGCCGTCATAATGGCCGTTAAAAGGTAGCCTATGTTTTTCGAGATTGACGCAAAGCGTAAAGTTGACCCGGTGGTTAGGCCGGGGGTGTTCTCGTTTGGGTTGCCGACGGCAGGGGTTAAGGTTGACGGCGATAGCGCATTTACTTATAGCGCTTTTTGGGCGTGCGTAAAAATCATATCCGAGACGGTCGGGTACCTCCCGTGGCGCGTAATGGAAGAAAGCAATCTGCGCGTCGTCGCGTCAGGGCATCCGCTTGACACGGTAGTTCACCGAATGCCAAACCCTGAGATGTCCTCAGTGACATTCAAAGAGCTGGTGCTTGCCCATTGCCTGACTTGGGGCAATTCATACTGCGAGATTGAGCGGAACAGGCTTGGTGATGTT